TATGAGACGTTTGGCATCGAGAAGCCAAAGGACTACGACCAACAGAAGCAAGCCATCGAAGTTCAGAAGCAAGCCTTGCGTGAAAGTCTCCAGGGAGGTGGTGGCGACAAGGACAAGGATGATGAGACAGACGATGAGGGAAAAGACCCTAAAAAGAAGCCTTTAAACACTGATAAAAAGGCGTTCAAAGACCGTTTGAAGAGTTTTTTCGGAATAGCCCCAACTATCGGGGCGGACACAGACTTCTGATTGACACGCTCTATTATGGCGACTACCAATGCCATTGCGGACACCACCATTTCGACAATGTGGATGGAGCCGTCCGCTTCAATGCCGACATCCTTGCCCAGTTCATCAAAAAGATCTACCAGGGCTTCGACACGGAAAACAGCATCGAGGGTGTGATGTGGCGTGAAGTGCTTCGTGTCATCAACGAGGGAACCGTGGAAGGCCTTGCCAAGGCAAAGACCCCACCGACCCATGAGGAAGACTTCTACAAGGCTCTCAGACACTCCAACGAGGTGTTTGCGGCCTTCAAGGTTCACACCATGGGTCAAGAGATGGCTGCGAAGCTCTATGACTCCAAGGGACAGTTGAAGCCATTTGGTAAGTGGGTGGAGGATGTGAGTGCCATCAGTAGCCACCAGGTGGGTTCATGGCTACAGACGGAATACGACACGGCCGTGATCCGTGCCCATGCCGCTGCCGACTGGAGGGAGTTCGAGCGAAACAAGGACATCTTGCCAAACCTCAGATGGATGCCTACCACTTCCAAGGAGCCAGAGAGTAGCCACCGTGCCTATTGGCAGATGAAGCTTACCCTTCCAGTGGATGACCCATTCTGGAATGAGCACCACCCTGGCGACCGTTGGAACTGCAAGTGTTCGCTCGAAGCAACCGATGACCCAGTGGTCCGTCCCAAAGACATGGAGCCAACAAAGCCTCAAAGAGGCCTGGAGAACAATCCGGGAAAGGATGGGCACTCATTCAGTGACAATCATCCATACTTCCCTAAGGACTGCAAACATTGCGACTTTTATAAAAAAGGTTCTTTCAGGAATAGACTTAAAAGACTGTTCTCTAATAGAGCCAAGGATTGTTTTAATTGCCCATTCATAGACGGCTGTATCAATAGATTAGAAGCAAAACAACCTATAGAGGAAAAGGCTTTTGCTCGCAAGCAAGAGGTGAAAGACCAAGACCTCATGCCAAAGATGGACAAAGAGCCATGTAGTTCTGTTCTTTCTGGAACTTTGAACCGTACAAACAAAGTAAGAAACGCCCTTCTGAAACATTGCCACCATGACTATGATGTCGATGCTGCCATTTATATATGGAATAATCCATCAGAAATGAAATTCATTAGGGTAAGTCCGCTTGGTGAGGGAAAGGACATGAGCCTTCCAAAGAACATTGCCAACATAGAAAAGAAACAAAATGTTCTTCATTTCGTTGAGTTTAGGCAATATGAATTTGAGTATGAGGGAAAGACCTTCGAGGTTAAAATGGCTCTATGTAAAAAAGGCTATGAGCAATTTTATTCATTGAAGGAAAAATAAAAAATCCCCAAACCTCAAGCCGTGACAGCCTATATGAGCGAATGGGGACGCTGCAAAGATACAACATTTCCTTGAAATGCAAGTAAAAATAATAAAAAACTTTTCCTATGGATGCAAAAAACATAGAAAAATTGGTTGAAAAGGCCAAGGAGGACATAATGAAGGAAGTGAACGACCGCCTCCCTCGCAAGGTGGGAGTGATAGCCGTGAACCACTTCAAGCAAAATTTTCGTGACGGTGGTTGGCTTGACGATGGGCTGCACCCTTGGAAAAAGACCCTCAGGCAGAAACAAGGTGGTCCCGATGCCAAGTATGGCCCACTAACCTCCAGGAGAAACCATCTGATGAGTTCCATACAGAGCAAGCCAGGGTTGGGTGAGGTGACAATAGAGAACCCTGTCCCATACGCTGCCATCCACAGCGATGGTGGAGACATCACCACACACCCAACCGTATCACCCAAGATGAGACGCTATGCCTGGCACATGGCTTACTCGCTTGCTGGCATCAACGGGAAAGGATCGCTCCCCAAGGAACTCCCGGAAGAGGCACGCTTGTGGAAGTGCCTTGCCCTCACACGGAAAACGAAAATCACGGTGAAGGCGCACATTCCACAACGTCAGTTCATGGGCGACTCCAAGGAGCTACAGGTGAAGGTAAACAAAACTATTAACGAATCATTGGAGAAAATAAAAGATGGAATTATTTCTTTATCAAATCATTGATCATGTCAAGGAGGGAATGCCTGGTCTTTCCCTCGTTGATGAAAACTACGGCCAGCTGGAGAACATCGACCAGAGCGAGACCGACATGTACCCCTTGACCTATCCGGCTGTGCTCATCGACCTTCAGGAAGCATCATGGAGCAACTTGGAGGGAAAAAGCCAGAAGGGAACCGTCAAGGTGAACGTCCAGCTGCTCATCGACTGCTACGATGACACCCACTATAACAGCGGAACGATGGATGCCATCAAGGAAAGGTCTGCCATGGTGGAGGAACTTCACCGACTCTTGCAGGGCTACCGTCCAAAGGAGGATGGGGCACTTGTGAGGGAAACATCCAAGTTCTACACCGCCAACCATGGCATCAAGGTTTATGAAATGGTCTATTCGGTGGTGGCGACCGACATCATCAAGGAAACGAAAACAATTGCCCCTCCACATAAGGTGATGATTTCACTGAAGAGGCTGTAGAGGTGCGTGGCTTCAACTTGAAGCCTGTGAACAAGGGCTTTTCTATCTTCTTGCCATCCACGGTCACACCAGCCTGGATCATATCCCTGATGATTTGCATGATACGGCTTTCCGAGAGAAAGAACTCTTCCGTGCTCAATCTCTTCAAAGCGTCGTCGAAGCGAAGCCTCTTCACTTCCGTCCAATAATAGTAACGCTCATAAATCCGTATGTTCCTTGTGTTGACAAGATTTCTATCCCTTCCCTTTGGCATGGCTGCAAAAATAATAAAAGAATATCAGATTCTATGTAAAAAAAAGAGACATCTTCTTCTGGATGCCTCTTTTTTAATTCAATATTCAAACGTCATTCTACAAACGACAGAAAGATGGCTCTATCTTGCGCCAAACTCCGTCCTCACCCTTTTGGCTGAAATAGTAGCTCACTACGGTCTCCTTGGTCACGTTGCTCTCACGGAACAGGTTCATAATGCTTGTGTATTCCTCATCATTGAACTTGCCTTCGAGTTGATAGAGCTTGCTGATGCTCGTATAGTTGAACTTTCCATTTCTGTTGCGCTCCAGGAGATTCATGCAAAGCTGGTACATAGGATCATCCTCTCCCTTCTCACTCTTATCGATATAAGCACCAAGGTATTCCATGAGTCTCTGGGCTGCAAGCTCGGCACGCTCATCGAAGCCTTTCACGTCCTGGCTCTTCACCTCCAGTTTGAAGTCGTCCACCACGAGGGTGTAACCACGCTGCTCCTTGGAACGAAGCTTGCCGTATTCCGCCATGACTTCCTTGAATCCCTCGCTCTCCTTGTCGAGCCAGTCACGGAACTTCTTCACGCTCAAGGCGACTCTCACCACCTCATCCTTCACGTTTCTTCCAAAACTTGTGCGAATGCTCTCATAGGCATTGCGCTTGTCAAGTTCACTCTGCTGCTGTTGGGCAGTCAATGTTCTCAGGAGTTCTTCCTGTTGCTCGGCACTGAGGCCTTTCAAAATGTCTTCTGTTGTCATAATTTTAAAATTTTTATTCGTTGTCTATTTTCTTTTTTAGTATCATTCTCAGTTTCAGAGATAACTGCTGCAATTCTTCTATATCAAGATCTGCAAACACCTTACCTGCTATCTTTGGACTCTTGCAATAGTTATTGATGGCTGTCCAGCTGGTAGTATCAACTCCTATTTTCTGCAAGAGCTTCAGGCAGGAACTTCGCTTCTTTCTTCGCTGCTCCACATAGATGTTTCTCTTTTCAGGGAAACGCTTCTCCAGGAGGTTGCAAAGGTCATCATACTCTTTTCGTGTGATTTCCTTCAAGCTCTCGGTTCTTCCTCCAGTAGCAACGCTGACCATTTCTTTCTTCAAGTACTCGTTATCACCGATTTTTGGCACTCGTTTCAAGATGGAGTAGAACCTTGCAAAATTAGTCACTTCTTGCATATTTTACTTTTGAATATTCCATAAAAGAACTTATCATTTATAATAAAATCACACGTCTGCATTTTGTATCTTACGGTGATTTTTAATAATTTTGCATTATTTTTTTCCTTACGGATAGCAATATCTGCAATTCTTTCTTTATACCATTTGATAAGAACGTCTGTGAATTCTTTCCTTTCCTTCCTATCGAAATCTTTTGCACAGGCAATACCTATCTTAATTTCAGCATAACTTTTTTTGCCATCTACCTCGTAAAACGCTGTTATTATTGCTACACCTAATTTTTCCTTGTTCTGTTTCATAATCTCTAATCTTTACAGGTTGGTTTCCACTGGATGCCTATCACTGCATCAAGTTCCTTCTTGCCCTGGCATATCGGGCAGGGAGTCTTCACATGCTTCCCGATCTTGTCAACTCCCCAAAAGTAGCCATTGCCCTGGCAATACTCACAGCGGTGTCCCACACTCACTAATACCTCACGAGTGTCGCCAGTGCGGTCTGGCTTCAGTTCAATCATTCTGTCAACTTTACTCATTTTCAGTTCCCTCCATATTATTTAAATATTCGTTTTTAAGAGCATCCAGTGACATGTCTGTCAGTTTACCAGCTATTTCATCATACATCATCTGCTGATCCATATACGAGAAATTTTCGGTCTTTTTCTGGATGTACTCCATGATTTTGTTTATAACTTCTTCCATGATTCATTCATTTTTAGTCGTCACCCCAATATCTGTTCGCTCCTTCGTCCCAAATGGTGTATTCACCCTTTTCCCCGATGAAGCGACCTTTCGAAAAGGCTTTGAAGCCTTCCACCCATATCTTCAAGGTGGCATCGTACATCACGCTTTGCGCTGCGCTGCCTCTTGGAGCCTTTCCTTGCGCATGGCTGATGAAGATGATGAGCTTGTCACGGTGGGCCTCCTTGAAGCGGATGTATTCCCTGTAGTTCATCTGTGTGTACTGGAAGGAATCCACCACCACGATGTTCACGCTCTTGCGCTTGTCAAGGCGGTCGCTCAGTTCCCTCATGTTCTCACCGTTCAACAGGTAGAAGGATTTGTTCACCTCGCTCATGCCATATCTCTTCAAGGTGTTCTGCATGGTGAGCGAGTCACCTTCCTCCAGACTGTTGTAAGCCACACGGTCAAACTCACACAGGTACTTGCAAAGCTGCATCACGAAGCTGCTCTTGCCGTTGCCGCTGTTGCCCCAGATGAACCATACGCCTGTACGCTCAGGCTCACCAAAGGCATCCTTCCATTTCCCCTTGAAGGCAAATGTGCGCTTTTTCAGCTTCAACACCTCTTTCACTGTCAATGCTCTCATTTCTTGATGCTTTTGATTTTCTTCACTCTTCTCACGCTCTTCTTCACTCTTCTCAGGTCGTACTCACAGCCATCGGCCTCTGTTATCACTTCCTCGATGTCCTTGCGGTCACTCAGTCCGTTTGCCGTACAGATAGCGTACACGTCCTGGGGAGTCGTGTCGTCCAGCTCGAAGTACTTTCGACCGATACGGCTGTAGAACTCCTTGTAGCCACGCTTCTTGCATCTTAGGCCACGGCTTATGCGTGTCTTGATGTAATCGGTGGAGAGGAACACCACGCCACATTTGTCCTCAATCTTATTGTAGAGGCTGATGAAATACTGAAAGACGCTTTCAATGAGTTTGTCTGCCTCGTCGAACACCAGGAGAGGGGCATCCATCTGAATCAGCTCGTTTTGGATGGTTATCCATAACTCCCTAACCGTGTACCCATCGGTGCGGATGCCCATCTTGTGGGCTATCTCTCTCACAAAGTCGCCCTTGTGGAGGTCTTCTGAGCAAAGGATGTAGAACACCTCACGGTTTTCCTCGCCAAAGATCTTTGCCGTGGTGGTCTTGCCACTTCCAGCTTCGCCCACCACCCAGGTCACGTTCTTGTCATTCTGGGCATCACGCATGGCAAGGGTGATGTCATGGAAGGCATGTGTCTCCACGATCTGCCAGCCTTCGTCATTGCCACCCACCGTGCCAACCTGGTCGCTTACCTTGCGCCACATGTCCTCGCTGATGTTCTCCCACTTGCCGTTGAGGATGTTGCTCACGGTTCCTGCGCTCGTGCCCTTCATGCTTGCCACTGCCTTGTTTTGGCTTGCAAACTTGGCCACATACGCTCTCAGTCTGCCTGTTATCTGTTCCTTTTCCTTGTTTGTCAACTCCATGATTCAGTTCCTTTCTTTATTTTAAATTGTTATTACATTTTTCCCATTGCCTTGGCATCGTCGAACTCCACCACCTGGCAAACATTGTCCCAGTCGATGTTGCTCACCTTCTTGGTCACCTTGCCGATGCTCAGTTCCTCTGGCTGACCTCTGTACTTCCTTGTGCGTCGGTCTATCTGTCTTTGCACCTCCTTGCTCACGCCTTTCAGCTTTGGTGTCTGCAAGCCGTGCTGCTCTGGTGCAACACCTTCGTCGTACTCGATTTGCCTTGCCTCCACCTGTCGCTCTATGCGGCTTTGCTCGGTGGCCTCACGCTGCTGCCTAATGAAAAGTGCCTCGCCCTCGGTCTGCTCCTGTATGGCACGGTGTATCACCAGGTATGGCTCAGCCACTCTCTCAAACCTCAGTTCTCCAGCCTTGTCCTTCCAGTAGAGGCGAATGCTCGTGAAGTCGTATGGGTCGTATTTCACCACAAACTTCTGATAGGTGTGCTTTCTTCTCCATTCCAGATCTGGCACTCCAGGGCTGCTCATTACCTCATAGGTTCGTTTCTTGCCCTTAATGGTTATCTCAATGCCACTGGAGGTGAAGGTGCTCATGCGGTCTGCCTGTACCCAGAACATTTCCACCATGTCGCTCACTGTCACCACTGGGGTCTCAGGGTTCACGCTCTTCTCATACATGTCGATTCTCCTTTCACCAGTGGCAGGGTGTGGCATTTCGTTCCATTCCTTCCTTGCCTCCAGATAGATGGCTTTCAGTTCGTCGTATGTTGGAAGGCTGTCCTTGTTTGCCTCGATGAACTCCAAGTTCGGGCGGCTCGTTTCCTTCTTGGTGGTGATGTTCTGTCCTGTAAAGTTCCATTCCTTGTGAAGTACCTGGCTCTGTAGCCTGTAGAAGAGGTTC